TCTGGCTCCCAAATTACTTGCAACTTCTTTAACCTTATTGATAAGGCTTTCATGACCTCTTGTAATAGGATTTGCTCGGATGAATGCAATTACTTTATGGTCACTTCCATCGGATTTTTTTCTTCCAAAAGGATTGAACCCTTCTTGAACTGGCTGTTGCGATCTTTGTTGCTGAACATTTCCTTGTCCTGCCAAATTATGAGAAGCAAACCCATCCCCGCCTTGGTTAACCATTTTAACAGTGAATGGATTACCCTCGTCATCTTTATGAGCTGACACGTAACCCTCATGGTTAGTTGATGAACCGTTCGGTAATGAAACTGTTTCGGGAGAATTTCTATTAGCGACATCCACCAAAGTATTTTTAGCATGATTCAATTCATGATGCAAATCAAACAGATGTTGTACACCCTTTTCGTTACCAGTAATTTGTTGCATTAATCCCGCATGCATTGCGGATTTTCTGGCACGACCGGATTCAGTTTTTAATTTACTGATATCTTTATTAGCCCTATCCGTCAAGAACTGTTTGTAATCTTCAACACTGGCTCTATCATTTCCTTGTCCAGCACGAACCCTTGAGTTCATAAAGATTTGCATTAAATCTCCGTGCTTGGAGATAGAATCATAAAATTCAGGTTTAATTTTAGAATATATGTTTTGAGCATTTTGCATACGCTCTTGATAACTTTTATGATCTTCCGGAGAAAAATGTTCTGGATTTACCGAAACCTCGGGATTGTATTGAAATACATCTGGGTGATCTGGAATTTTACTTCTTTGTTTACTTGTCAACGGGACTGCGTTTCCATCTTTGCCATAAAATGTATGCATGGCGAATCCAATTTTGGCATTAGAGGCCTTGGTGCCATGTTCAGAATTTTCTGGATATGAATATTTCAAAAGGTTGGGGTGATACGAAACACTACCATCTCCATTATTTTGAAGAGGACGGTCACCGCCAAACAGTAAATCTCCTTTGTAAACTTCACCAGGTTTGGCGTCAGAAGGAATCATCTTATGCGCATGTTTCAATACATCTTTTAGCGCCATGGCCAAGCCTGGGGCATGACCGTGGTTATCATCAATATCTTGTTCAGTATAATTGATTTTTGGATTTTTGTTGAACATAGATTTTGTTGCAACAAAATACCTACCGTTTTCATCTTTACCTATATGGACTGCGGGTGCTCCATCCATTTTGGTAGATACACTGGTTGGTACATTTCTTTTTTTGCCGGATAAATGATTATAAAAATCACCCAAAGCTTTAAATGCTTGACCAGTTGTAGTATGGCCCTCGTGTGGTTCCATACCACTTTTTTCCGAAGGGGGAAAAATAAGATAGTTTGGATGCTGCAAATGCGTTTGTGTATTGGGCTGAGAATCGTTAGCCGCTTCATTTAAATAATTTGTAAATTCAATCATGTGTATACCTTATTTTTCTCTTTTTGTATAAGATTGCGCTTTATGCATATATGTTGAAGGGGATGACATAGACCCAGAACTACCACCCAAACCGGCTGAACTTCTGGACCCTTTGAATGCACGTCCAACGGCACTAGCTAATGAACCCGATCTAGACTGCCCAATTAATTCTTTTACATTTTCTGGACGGGCTGGTACATCATCAGTTAATTCAGAAGTTTTTTTTTCAGGTAATTCTTTGTGTTTTTTTGAATAAAAATCATAACCGCCTTGAGAAGAATCTGAATTTAAAGATGGTTGCGAATTCGTAGATTTTGTGGCAGTGTTATTCCCACCATAATTAGGAACATAATCTGATTCTACTTTAGTCGGATTTTTTAGGTTAGCCGTGAAGGTTCCGTTAGTTCCTTGGAAAACCCCGCTGCCTGCTTTTATGCTAGGAGTACCTATAACATGAGTTTCGCCTGTATCTTTATGAACACCTCGGATTTGATACCCCATTCCACCTGTATGGTGTGTATGTAAATCTTTATATTCGTCTAACAATGCATTCAATGTTTCGGTTGGGTCAAAATGTATGTGTTTTACACTACCGTCAGATTGAACATGGCCATGAGAAACATATGTTGTGTGAATTGTTGATGGGCTAATAGATTCTCGGATAAAATCTCTTAAATGGCCATCATGACCATCTTCCGCCAATCTTTTTCTACTATGCTCGTGAATAGCCTTTGCCATTTCCGAGCGGCCTTCAAGATCAATATTAGTGGATCCGGCATAAGGTTTTACTTCTTCGGAAGGAGAAAATTCAGGATATTCGTCTAGCATTTTTTGTTTAAACATTGCTCTGTTTAAATTTCCGCCAGAAGATTTATGTTGATCGTGAAGAACTTTTAAGTTATCTTTAATGTATTGATCTCTTTGCGTTTTATAATCCGAAAGTTCTGAATCGTATTTATCTCGCATGGGCTTGAAAACTTCTTCATGGTTTGCAGTATCGGTATCCCGATTAAATACATTACCATAAAGACCTTTAATCTTTCCCATGGTCTTTTCTTTAATGCCGGTTAAAGTTCCAGACTTCATACCAAAGAAATTTTCCAAAGAATTTAAACCAGAGTTTTTGTAGTTTGGCTTTGCATTAGTTCCGTACTTTAAAGATACAGGAACATAATTCATATTACCATCTTCACCCTTATGAGAAATAATAATATCGCCATATTGGTTTAAATCTTTTTGACCGGTTAATTTTTCGTGATCACCTAATTTATTATTAGAATCTGCCAAAGAAGTCCAATGGACGCTATGAATATTACCTCGATTTAAAACTCCGGTTTTTTCAAAATGATCAATTAAAGAATCAGCATGATCATTCGAATGTTGCATTATTTCATTGAAATAATCTTCGCCTAATATTTCTCTTTGTTTCTGAAGAATATCAGCTGCTTTTTTGCCTTTAGGTCTATTATCTTCTAAATCTTTACCGGCCATTTTTGCGATACGATCACCAACCGCCAATTCAAAAACTTTACCCTTCGCATCATTTATTTTTTTTAATCTTTCTTTTTCTGCTTTGGATAACTTTTCTTCATTAGACATATCTCTTTCGGCCAAGAAATAACTACTGAAAGATACTTTAATAGACTCGGATAGAGAAGATTTATCATTACCACTTTCTGGTTCTTCTCTTTGGTTGACGAACATTTGAAGTGATTGTAAGATATCAGCTCTTGTTAAGCCTTTATCGCCATACACTTTTTGAAGAATTTTTTCACGTTCGGGATCTAAGCTGAAATGTGGACGTGTTTTTTCGTGATAATGTTTTTTCTTATTCTCTAACAAATATTCAGCAAATTTAAGCATATTAATCCTCAAGTTTTAAATGGAGTTTAGTTGTATTTATAAAAACAAAAAAGGCAGCCGAAGCTGCCTTAACACTATTTAAAATCTTCAAATTTACTCAACAAACTTCCTTCAAAATTATCTCGTTCCATAAACTTACCTTTGTCGAATACCGGACCATCGTCCATGATATCATCCTGAGCCGATTGTTCGGCGTCGTATAATCTCATACGGGAACGATCAATCCCAACAACAAACCTACGATTAGAACTGGGATCACCGTATCTATTCTTAAGCTGCTTAACCATAATTTGGCCCAGGCTTTCAAGTTCTTCGGACGTGATAAGTGCACACATAAAATCAGCTGTGGCTGGGAGTCCGAAGGATTCTGACGTATTCTCCAACGATACGTCGCTGTCCGCAAATCCGCTTCTATTCGTCTGAGTCGCGCTGATGATAGGGACATTGTGTTCCACCCCGAGTCCTCGCAATTCTTCTGCGATTGTTTTGACAAGGGTATAAGAATTGACGTTGGTTCCATTTTTTATCCTCGATGATGTACAGATATTCAAATAGTCAATATAGATAATATCTGGTATAAAATTGTTTTTGACCTTTAACTCGTTAAGTAAATGTCGGAAATTCGCCGATCCAGCACTTGCCGTTGGATATTCTTTAATTTTGAGTTTACCCTTTACTTTATCCTTTAGGCGATTCATTTTTTTCTCATATGAATCCTTTGGGATAATTTGTAATTCTTCCATTCGAATATCCAGAAGATTTGCGTCGATACGTTCGGCGATACGTTCTTCGGCCATTTCCAAAGTAATGTATAAAACATTATAACCTGCCATCATATTGGCAGCGGCACAATGACACATAAACAAAGATTTACCAGCGCCAGTTCCTGCCATTATAATGTTAAGTGTTTTCTTTGGTAGGCCGCCGTTTGTAATTCGATTCATATAATCTAAATCAAATGGAATACGATCTTCTTTCTTTCTATAAAACTCAAACCGTTCTTCTGCATCATCAATAAAGTCGTGGCCGACATGAGTATCGAAGGTGACGCCCAAAGCATCTTGTAGAATTTTGGGAATAGAACCTTTTGATTGTTTACCATTTTTATCGTCAATGATTTGAATAGAATTCATTATGGCATTATAGATTGCTTTCTCTTGACAGAATTCTTCAGTCTTATCAAGTAGCCATTCTATTTTAGTATCCGGATCATGTTCAATATTAGATAAAACATTTTTGCAGTTCTCAAACGTTTCCTGATTGATATTAGATTTGTTGGCCAAATCAATGGCCAACGCTTCTTTTGATGGGAAGTTATTATATTTCTTTACATATTCGTCAATAAGACCGAAAATAACCTTATCTTCATATCCAGAGAAATATTCTTCTTTTAAAAATGGAATTACCTTTCTAGCATAATCTTCATTATATAGTAAATTATTGAAAATAATTTGTTCAATAGACATTATATTATGCTGCTTCCATTTTTTCTAGTTCTTCTTCAACTTCTTTATCCGATTCTTCCATATCATCTTCTAAGATTGAATCAACTGCCATTTTATATTTACGTTCGATAAATCCAGCTAAATCAGTTTCTTTTAAAACTTCTATCCAAAATTCTTTATTATTTTGAATTTCTTTGGCTCGATAGTTTTTGGATAAAACTTCTCCAGTTTCTGGATCAACTCGACAATACCAACCAACTTTTGGCTTTTGTATATATCCTGCTTCCAATGCAATATCTAATAGGCCGGACCATCTATTAATTCCGCCATTAAACGAAATCGTAATTGGAATTTTACTTTTTTCTTTTACGTAACGGGATTTTTCAACGTTAATTACAAAATGGTATCCAGCTAAATCTTGGCCATCTTTATCTTGTTGACGGCCCAAAATCCAAATATTACTTGCAGAATAAATTCCGCCAGTTCCGCCGGATACAATATCCTTTGGGAACATTCCAATTTCTTTATAAGTGTGGTTGACCACTACTAATGGAATATCTTTTAAGGTTAGGTGCGGCGTTACCATACGAAACAAAGATTTAAGCTGCTTAGCTCTAGTCATATCCGCAACGGATTTTCCATCCAGGGCATCGTCAACTTCTTTCTTTGAAGCCAAATTACCAACAGAATCAATAACAATCATTACATGATCGGTTCTATCCAATTCTTTCATTTGTTGCATAATATCAAATTTTAATTGTTCAATGTCCGTAATTGGCGTATGAACAACTGAATCTGTTGGAATATTAAAGGTTTTAAAATAATCTTGCGGAGTACCAAATTCCGAGTCATAAAATAAAATAACACCTTCTGGATATTTTTTCAAAAATGAAGATGCCATTAACAGAGAAAACCCTG